ATGGTTTAAAAACAAAAGGTATTAAATATATAATTTTTGATGGTATGCAAGACACATTAAATATATTTTTAAATCCTGATGGAACTCCTAATGAAAAAAGATTAAATTCTTATAATATAAAATTAGTGTTAACATTTCCATCAGACGAAAATAGATTGTTTTGTTTGATGGTGCTATAATTATTTATTATGCGTGATGACGAATTAATATTATTAGAAAATTTATATAGTAAAGTAGTTATAAACGAAATATCTAGTAAATATGTAGACGAGGTTAAAGACGCGATTGCCGATAATGAATTGCCTTTCAATAATATATTCGGTGATAAATTGCGTATCGTTATACCAGTAAAAGGAACAAAAACATATACCGAAATACTTGATGCGGTTTCAAAAATTAAAAATTATTCCGGATTCGACCCACAGAAAAAAGAAGTAATAAAAACTATAAAATTAGATCCTAAATACGGGGGAGGTGAAAAGGAACAAAGAATAAATCTAGGTAAAGCTATATCATCATTGAGTATACCAGAAGATCAAAAGAAAAAATTTTTGAATTGGTTTGCAGGATATAATTCAAATATACCAGAAATGGAGAATCTAAAAAAATATAGTATAGTTATATCTAGAAGTCCGATAGATGTTCTTAGAATGTCGGACGTAGGAAATATAAATTCTTGTCACTCTGAAGGCGGACAATATTTTCATTGTGCTATACAAGAAGCAAAAAAAGGTGGACCGATAGCATATTTAGTTAAAACCAAAGACATTAAAGAATTATCAGAAGACGAATTTCAGAACGAAGAAATATTTGAAGATTCTTCGCGTGATGTTTCGGGCATAACCGCACTGGCTCGTTTGAGAGTCAGAAAATATGTAAATAAAAATACCGAAGAAGAAATAGCAGTACCAGAAACTCGCATATATGGTAATAGAGTATCAGGTTTTTATGATACTATAAAAGATTTCTTTAGAGATAAACAACCAGATTTAAATGCTGAAAATATATCAAAACAATTTAAAAATAAAGAACTATTGAGAACAGGTGGAACATATACTGATTCGGGCGATGATTCATTATTTAATAACATGTTTGATATGGAAGATAAATTATATGGTTCATTATCACATAGAGGCGAAGACGAAGACGAAGAAAACGGTGATGAAGCCAGAGCCAATCAGTTTGACGAAGAATTGAGAGAGTTTGATAGAAGATATGGTAACTTCACACATTTTAGTACCGGATATTCCGTAGAAGTGGGAGACGAGGCTGGTTATGTTTATTATAATGCATGGGGCGGCGTTAAATTTAATATGGATGAAAATATAGAATTCACCGATGATTTTTATAATATAGAATTGGACGATCACTATTCTATAAATTCCATACAAAGATATGATCCTAATAGTCAATATGAATATCAAAGAAGATTACCTTACGGTGTAGACGGAGACGAATCATTTGCTCTTAAATTACAAAAGTTTTTTAAAAATTTTTATGCATATGATTCAACAAGACTCTCTGAAAATCTTAGCCGTTTTCAGGTTGATAGAGACGGCGATATATTTATAGAAGTAGGATTTGGTGATGATAATAATGGATCTTCTTTTGATACAGATGATTATAGATATTATTTACAAGAAATAGAAAAATTTGATGAGAATTATGATGAAATTCAAAAAGCATTAGTAAAAGCTTTATATTCAGCCGGATTTATAAAAGTTTCAGAAGAAGATGAAAATGTAGTCAAAAATACTTTTGAAACCGAAGAGGAATTAGGACAAGCACTTAAAAAGTTTGAATATGATAATTCTACCGATACATTTGATTTACATGATGCTCAGTTATTAATTTTGGATGATACTGCATTCGGAACATTTGATCGAGACAAAAATATAAATCTGGAAAAAGATTTTTCGGGTTTCTTGGAAAAATTTTTACAGAATTATTTTAAACCAGAACAAAAAGAAAATAAAGATCAAATGACCTTTAAAGGATTTTTAGAATCCTATCAAACACCTATTCTTAAAAAATACGGTATATCCTTTACACTAACAACCGGAAGAAGGGCAGGCTTTTCTCCAAAGTATAAAGATAAAGAAACCGGAGTATTGACCGGAAATCTATCATTTAAAATATCTTATTTAAATGATACAACCGCACAACTTATAAAATTCTTAGATGATAATTATGAAGATCTTGTAAATGTTATGAAACTATTAGCATTTAGATTATTTGATTTGTCTTCTGATTATAGCGAAAATCTTGAAAGAGTCTACGGTAAATTTTTAGCGTAATGGAACTAAACGATTTAGATTTTAAAATTGCTGCTAAAAATTATGATAAATTTTTAGATAAACGGCTAGATTCAGTTGATGTTAACGATAACTATCTCAATTATTGTATAGGTAGGTTGGCAATAGAAGCCGGAAAAGCAGTTCCTTATTGGGTGTATTCTAATACCACAAATAAAAGACTTAAATTAGATTTGTATATAAGAACTATGTCAGAGGAAGACATTAATACAAAATTACCCGAACATTATTTTGATCTAGGTAAATTTGACGTATTAGATATTGTAAAACTATTAATAGAAAAAGGTTACGATATTCCGGAAAAATTCTTAAAACATATGGAAGATTTGGATACCTATTATAAGGATTCTGATATATATTATATGATTGTAAGGTCTTTGTTATTCAGTTACAAAATACCATTTAATAAAATTCCTTCGGTTCTCATATATAAAATGGGAGATCATAATTTGTCAAACTCTATTCTATCTGAACTTTTAGTAGGTGGCAGAATTAAAGAAATTACTCATAGAGGATGGGAATTTTTAAATAGTAAAGGATTAATACATAAAGCTATAAGACTTCAATATATTACAGCAGATGATATTCCATCTGATCTAGAAATAAAGATATTAAACGATTCCTTTGGTTTTAAAAATTATTTTAATAGACAGATGCTTTAATCCGTGGTATAGTTTAAGATCATGGTGCAGATTGATATAAATCCTGAATGGATAAAAGAAGCCAAAAAAAAGGCTGATGATCTTGGTATACTGAAACATTCATTCATGAAAGGGGAGGGGAATCTTGTCGGATTTTTGGGCGAAATAATAGTAGCCAAATTTTTAAATGCTGATATACAAAATACTTACGACTATGATCTGGTTAAAGGAAATATTAAGATAGACGTAAAATCAAAAAAATGTACCAGTAAACCAAGAGATCATTACGAATGTTCGGTAGCAGCATATAATACAAAACAAAAGTGTGACTTCTATGTATTTGTAAGAATTCTAGATACTTTGGATATTGGATGGATTTGTGGTATAATAAGAAAAGAAAAATTTTTTACCAAGGCTAAATTATATAAAAAGGGATTCACCGATACTAGAAATTATATGACTTTCAAAGAAGATACATATAATCTGGAAATAGGCGATTTGGTAGATCTAGGAAAATTTATAAAGATAGCTATTTAATCAGCCAGACTATTTGGTTTCTTTATCTTTATAACAATTTCTCCATAGGCTTCTAACATACCCATATAATGTTGAAAATCTCTTTGTGACATATCTTTCCAATTTTTCAACTTATCAAATATCTCATCAGCCTTCTTGGTAATCTTTTCAAGACTATCGTAATTATTTGAACAGTATTCATATGGCTTTTCTTTTGCCTTAAAATGCACGGATGTTAATAAAGCAGGACCACCCTTTGCCTCGGCTTGTTGTTGTATCTTCTTTGCACCCGCCGAACGTTTATCTATAAAACTTTCTATATCAGTTGTTTCTTTTTTACCTTCGATTACAACATCATAAAGGTTCTCAAGTAAAATTTGATCTTTGCTTCTCATTTGATATACTTATAAAAAAATTATGGAACAACTAGAATTTTTTGAGAGGTTGGAAGAGATTAAGAAACCCATTTGTCCGGTTTGCAGTAATTTATTTAAATACAAATATAATAAAACATATTGTTCAGCAGAATGTTATTCTTCTATACAAGGACATGGTGAAAAATATTGGGATTCTCTATTAAAAAAAGACAAGAAAGAATTAACAAAAAAAGAAAAAAAAGCATTAAAAGATAAAAAATATAGAGAAACTCATGCAAAATATTTAAAAATAAAAAAGAAAGAATATGCTAAAGCCGTTAATTCAATTATTTCAAATAAAAGAAAACAGAAAGAAAAAGAAATATTTGATCTCTTATCTTCAAGAGAGGAAGAAAAAGAATGGATTCCACTAAAGGAGTGGGAAGACACGTATGAAATAAGACATAATAAAGAAACTGATGAAGTAGAGTTAAGATATAAACACAATAAAAAAATATTAAGTTCTTGTTTTTCTAAATGTAATGAATATTATTTGTATTATTTACAAAATAAAAATAAAAAGTCTAATATAGCAGTTCATGTTTTAGCGGCAAAAATATTTTTAAAAAATTCAAATAGTCTTCCATTCGTTAAACATAAAGATGGAGATATTAAAAACAATAAAATATCAAATTTAACTTGGTCGGAAATCCCTAAAAGACTTGCAGAAAAATGTTCTAGTTTTAAGGGAATAATAAATGTTTATAAAGATGGAATATTTTTATATTCACTTCGCGGTAAAAAGGAAATAAAAGATAAAGGATTTTGTGACTCTTTTGTTTATAAATGTGTTTATGGTATAAGCGAATCACATAAGGGATATACGTTTGAAAGACATGGTTTATCAGAAGAAGAAAAAAAAGAAAAACAAAAAATTTATTTAGAAAAAAAAATTAAAGATAGACCAAAAAAAGTAAAATATATGTCAGATCGTTTGAAAAATGATCCAGAATTTAAAATTCTTACTATGTTGAGAAAAAGAATTCTCAATGTAATAAAAGGTAAGAGGCGTTATAGATCAATAGATTTATTAGGTTGTACAGTTTCGGAAGCAAGAGTACATTTAGAAAAACAATTTAAAGAAGGAATGACATGGGATAATCATGGAAAATATGGTTGGCACATAGATCATATTATACCTTGTGCATCATTTGACCTTACAGATCCAGAACAACAAAAGAAATGCTTTCATTATACTAATTTGCAACCATTATGGTGGAAAGAAAACATTTCCAAAGGTAATAAGATTATATGAAGACTTATAGTAAAAATTGTATTATATGTAATAGAGAAATCACAGGTCTTCGGAAAAAAAAACTTTGTGACAATCAAGAATGTAAAAAACAAAATGCTAAAAACATTTCCACAAAGATACAACAAAATAGAACATTGGAAGAAAGAAAAAAACATGCTGAAATATGTAAAAAATGGAGAAAGAAGACAGGTTACAAAAATAAAAGAAAATACGGTAAAGGCACAGGTATAAAATATAAAATGATGTATAATCTTAATGGTAGATTCCATCAGGCATTAAAGGCTCAAAACACTAAAAATAGTGGAAAGTGTCTAGAATTATTAGGATGTTCTATAGAATACTTTATGGATTATTTGGAAAGTAGATTTAAACAAGGAATGGTGTGGATGAATTATGGTCAATATGGCTGGCATTTGGATCACATCAAACCTTGCATAGCTTTTGATCTATCAGATACCAAACAACAAGAGGAATGTTTTCACTACACAAACTTACAACCTCTATGGTGGTGGGAGAATATTTCAAAGAATGAAATGATTTCCCATCTTAAAAAATCTATAGAGTTTAAAAATATTTTTACAAAACCCAATTTACAACACTCTAAGAGCCAATAAAAACTTGTCCAAAGGAGCAAAAATTTTATGAACTATCGCTTGTTATATACTTTATCTGTTATAAAAGAAAGATTTAAAACTAAGAGATTCCTTTATAGAAACTCCCATAACCTTATCCAATAATTTTTTAAGTCTAGTATCTTCCCCATTATAAAATTTTTTAGCAAATTTTAAATATATATTGATATGGTCTTGAAACTTTTTACTTTTAAAAAAATCCATAAGTATAGGAACCTCATCCGCAGAACCATATTTAATAATCAAATTAAGCAATATTTGTAAATCTTCTCCATAAGAATAAAAAAGTTTAGTTTCTTCTTCGTATTCTTTATTAGAATTTTTTAAAATATTTTTAAGATCTTTTGTCTGATCGATTATGTTATTAAACTCCTTATATAGTTCCGTTGTAAAATTATCAATATATTTATAAAAAGGATTGCCATCATCCTCTTCAAAATTTTCTATAATATATGCTAAAGTAGCAATCGTATAATATCTTTCATTGCATATAGCTTCTATTATAAAATCAGGTATTTCGTGTGTATAGTCTCGTTCCACCATATCCCTGAATATAAAATAACTTTCCTTTGGATAATCTTCATAAATATAAGCAAAGGATAAAGGAAAGGGAAAATTCTCTCTTACAACCCCATAAATAAAATTTTCGGACATACTATCATTACTCTGAACACCTAATAAAACATCATTATATTTTTCATCTTCTATATCAAATCCTTTTTTAAGTAGAGTGTTTAATATATCAACACAAATAGATTCTACCTGTGGAAAATTTCCGTCATATCTTTCTTCTCTGGTTATTTCCGAAAACAATTCTTGAGGAACTTCTTTACCTGAATTTATTAGATATATTATATAACCTTGAAGTTCAATAGTATATGAATTACCAAAAAGCCTAATAGGATCTATTTTACTTTTATGTATTATAGCATAATCTAAATGGTTCAACTCAATCATATATTAAACTATTTATACTATATTCTTATAAAAAAAGGATCTGAACGATTCGGTCTTTACAGAATCGTCATCACCCAAAGAATTCAATAGTTTCCATGCGGATTTTGCATTTTCCTTTAATTTTTCGTTATTCCCTTTAGTGTTGCGGATATTATATAGACTCTGTATGAATAAAGGATATTCTCTTTTACTTTTTTTCAGTCTCTTTAATAATATCACAGGCGGAACTATAAATGTTAAAAGATTAGTACATAAAAATCTAATTGATATATCGTGTACCTTATCCATATATTTTATTAAAATATCTTCGGGTATTTCTTTTTTAATATCAGTATAAGCAAAAATAACCCTAAGAATTCTATCTGGATGACCGTTCATAGTTATATCCATGAACATATCATACATTTGTTTTTGTTTTGGATTTTTACTATTATTAGACTCATCACTTAAATATTCTCTAAATAATCCTAGCCCTATTTGCGGATCATACAAGTCCAATTCATTTTCACTTATTCCGACCCGACCATATAGACCATTATCCACTATATACATATTCAAAAGTTCACCAGCATCAAAATCATTTTTTAATATATTATGAATATACCTTCTTGGGTTTTTTTGCTTTACGATTATCTTACAGTCCATTATGTTAAGGTTCATATTATTTTATTTTCTTATAAAAAAAGGATTTAAAGGATTCTTGGTTTACCTGATTATCATTTTCCATTTCTTTCATCTCAAGCTTTTTCATACGATCATAGGTTTTTCTGATAGCGTTTTGAAGTTTTTTACTTGTAGCAACCGTATTAATTTGATATAGTCTATTTATAAACGATGTGGCTTGTTTATCGTCCTTTAAGAGAGTTGATAAAAAATAATCAGGCGGAACTATATTATATTGGGATATGATATGAGAAACCAAATATCTAAATTGACCATAACCAAATTCCAAATAATGATCTATTAATTCTTTCGGTATATTTTCTTCTCTTCCAATCTCAATAAAATTAGTAATAGATAAAAATACACTCGCCGCGCTTTCAGACTTTGAATATATTTCTATATACATATCATATAATTTTTTTGCCAGAGGATTATTCGGGTCATCAAAATAATACATCAAGGATCTTTTCGAAAGATTGATATCATATAATTCCAATTCGATTTCAGGAATACCGATCTTTTCATACAATCTATTATTCCTAATATAAGAGAACAAATCCTTATTATTACCAAACGCCCCACGCATCAAAATGTTTATAGTAAAATCACGAACATTTTTTTGCTTATATATAATATCAAAATCTAGTTCATTTAGTTTCATAATAGATTTTATCAAGAATTAGATGGTCAGAATCTTTCATTTGAAATATTTATAAAACTTTCTATACATTCCACCATATACTACTATATTCTATACACCTTCCCCATATATACCCCCCCCCCCATATACGGCATCGCCCCACCACCCCCACAAAAAAAAATTTGTCAACAAGAAAATTTTTCGACAGCGAGCAGATTTTTCTTGACATCGGAAAAAATTTATGTTATGTCGGCTCAACTCGAAAAATACACAAAGCGTTTCTATTCCCCCCCTTGGTATAAAATTAGTCTATCATATTTTGGAAAGGTTGTCAAGAAAATAATTCGGAAATTTTTTGTCAAGAAAAATCTACAACAATTTTCGTGCCAAGTTTTTCCTACAAGATCCGTGCCAAGATTTTCGGATAGGTTGTCAAGGATAATCTTATACAATTTTCGTGCCATGTTTTCGGATAGGGGGATGGGGAAAATAGAATAGGATAGGGGAATAGGATAGGGGAAAGCATGATGGACTAATGGCATAAACCTTTCCCCATATCTTTTCCCCATAGATTTAATCCCCAATACCAACATCAATAACTTACAACAACATAGGCTTTGCTTGCTTCAGAATGCCCTATGAATAGCTTTAGTTCTATTCGGCTACCTTGCTATTGCTACTACTATTCAAACATCATAGCAGGGCATTTTGCGTTATTGTGACACTATGCTGCGTTTTAAAATGCTGTTCTATTTTTAACCAGTGCGCCTATAAAACAGAAAAGCCCTATCGAACCGAAATCCGATAGGGCTTTATGCAGGGCTATTAACCTTATGCGTTCGGGTTAGGATAGTCCACGATCTCGACTAACTCATTGATCGCTCGGGTGATAGCAACATAGATCAGATTGTTTTCCTGAACCTTCTGCCAGTCTTTACGCGCCATCTTGGAAGGCATAAACTGCGGACGATCAAGGAGAAACACCCGATCCCATTCCAGTCCCTTGCTCTTGTGGACTGAGCAGAGAGTGAGGATGTTCTGCGGTTGCCCTTCAGCACTATCAGAGAACATAGAATCAATAAGCAGGATAACATCATTAACCGAATGCTGGTTCAATTCTTGGCAACGAGCAATAAGGGCGAGCAGAGTATTCACCTTATCACTAACCTGTTCCATCATCATAGGTTCATCCTTCTTCTCCCATTTCTCCTGTTCACGCATGGAATAGGCATTGAGACGCTCGGTTAATTTAACGAGAGTCTGAACACGCCACTTCTTACAAAGATTCTTCAAGCCTGTTCCAATGTCTTTACCTTCGATGCGGCACGGAATCCCTTGACGAATGAAGGAGAATGCCATCTTGGTTAGGGGAGCATTCTTGCGGCATAGGATAGCGTCATTGCCACTGAAGGAATAGGATGGAATAGCCTTGATAAACTCAGCATAGGTGGTGCTGGAAACCTTGCCATCTGGATTCTTGTCGAATGCCTCGATAGTCGGGTTGAATTGTTTTGCAAAGGCAATGATGTTCTTGCCACAACGATAGCAGATAGACAATGGCAAGGAAACCGCATTAAATGCTGTCTTGATGTTTTGCAAGGCATACGCATCCGCGCCAGTAAAGCCATAGATTGCCTGACCAGCATCGCCAACAGCAATCAATCGACCATTCGGTTTCAGCATAGCTTGGGCAAGGGCGAGTTTTGTGGCGTTAATGTCTTGAGCCTCATCAATCAAGACATAATCGTATTGAAACAAACGCATCTTGAGAAGCAATGGCAGATAAACCATATCGTCAAAATCAATAGTCTTGAGATCGTTATTGCTGGCGACTAAAGCCTTGATTGCCATATCAATAGCATAGTCCATGTTGTAATCCTCCGCGCCTTCGGGCAAGGTAATGTCGTGATGTTCAATAACTTTCCACCATGATTCCTTGTCCATGATAGGGTGAATGAAACCGAATCCCTCGGCCTTAGCGAATTTAACGAGCATCTTAATAGTGTATGCCATAACCTGTTCTTGAGGTTTAAGCATAGCATCAAGAATGCGCCCCACTTTTCCCTTGTTATCGTTCATCAATACTGGACGCATTCCCGCTTGTTTGAATGCCGAATTGCCGAATGAATGGCAAGTATTCGCATTCACATTCGGCAACCCCATTTGAGATAGCTTTAGCTGTAAAGCCTTAGCAATCTTAGAATTGAATGCCATCATTGCAATGTCACCTTGAAGGAGAGAAACCCCATGAAGGATAGTAGTTGATTTTCCGCTTCCTGCTACTGCTTCGATAACCGCTGAACCTTCACCATGCTGCATGAAGTTGAATACTGCTTCTTGATAGGTTGACCAATTTTTCATAACTTATTTACTCCAAAGGCATTTATTAAGTGCGAAACCGAATCTTTCGGAATCTGTCACTCGTTAGCGGACTGCCCAATTCCACTAACTATCATGCAAACTATCAGACCAGTATGTTTATGTCAAGGAAAAAATAATTTTTTATTTTCTTGACAGATTCAAAATTCTGTGCTATAATGGACTTACCTTTCAAGGGAAGACTCTATATGTTTTCTGGCTAAAGCCTAGAAGGCTTTCTGGACAGGTCTGGCCGAAGGCCGACTATCTTCTCTCTCCCCTACGATAAATCTATTATAGCACATTTTTTAAAATTTGTCAAGAAAAAAATTAAAAAAATAAAAAATTTTTTTTAAAAAATAATTTGACAAAATTGAAAAAATATGTTAAGTTAAGCCCTGAAGGAGAACCTTTAATCTAAAATAAAATTTAGGTTATTGAGAATGATTCTCAAGTAGGGTTATTGAGAATGATTCTCAAGTAGGGTATCATGCGGCTTTTGTTCCTCGGCATAGTGGATAGTTCAAACATCCATGAAACTTGTAGGGAGTTCCTTTCTCTTTACTCTTCCCTTCACGCACTACCATAAGGTTGCCACAATGATGACAAGTCTCTGATGGAATTTTAGCCAGTATCTCTTCCAATCGAGTAGCAAGGTTTTTCTTCCAACCTTCTACACGATTGACTCTTTTGGACGATGCAACCTTTTTAACCTCTCCCTCCTTTGTCTTGGTGAAGCTATTGACTCTGATAGCATCCGCGCCAACCTTTCGAGAGTCACCAGAGGGATTGATTCCAGTATAAACCCGAAGAGATAGTTTGATTCCATTGTTATCGACTCGCTTCCCATAGACTAACTCATCGGTATTCGGGAGAGATAGCTTTTGGAAACCTTGCGGGGAGAGAAAAGAGTTCATTTCGTTTTCGGTAATGTTGTAATAATTGCTCATAGGTTTTTAACTTTGGTTGAAGGTTGAGAGATTATCTTATTCTATTTTTAAATACAATGCAAGAAAAAAATAAAACAAATTATTCTATACGAAACACGATGCTGTATTCTAACACGATGCTCTATTTTTACACGCTGTTGTATAAAAACAGAGGGGAGAGATTTTTAGTCTCTCCCCTCCTTTGGTCTTTAGTCTTTCAGAGCCTTTAAAACTACTCGACTACCAAGTTCCTCAAGTTCCTGTCGGCTATTCTTGTCGAAGAGAAGGTTGGTGAATCGTTCCTTGTGATCTGCGGCAGAGCCAAAGTTAGCCTTGAAAGCACGATCAGCAAGGTTTGATTTTTGTCCTGTTCCCTGTCCGCTTGTATAATACTCTGTCACTCCGTTCAGAAGGTCATACATAGTCTCTCCACGATTGCCCATTCCACGCTGAAAGGTTGTCACGATCTCATTTACAGCCTTCGATGAACGACCAGAAAATTCCGTATTGCCGTCTTGAAGTTGGCTGAAGTAACCAGAAACGATTCTTTCGGCCTTTTCAACCGAGCAAGTAATTCCAGCAAGGTGACAAAGAGCCTCGATCATTTCGGTTTGTTGGTTACGCATAGCCAGCAAGATTTCGGGCAAGCTATTCATCTGAAGTGCCGCATTTTTCTTGTGATAGATACTAACCTTTGAGTCTGAACTATCTACACCAGCCCGAAGAGTATTCCAGCAAACGGTTCGGAATCCGCACATATAAGCCAGTAAAGCATCTATACCATCATGCGAAGAAGTGAGGTTGAGATAAAAATCCCAGTTGTCACCTTTCAATACTTCCTTACTTGCGTCACTCTGTTGAAGGCTGATGAAGAAGGATTTACCAGAGCGAACCGTTCCTGCTGTTACGATTTCCGCATCCAGTCCATTTTCATTGATAGCCTGTTGAACACAATTAAAGATAGAGCGATTATCAATAACGCAATAGTCTTTTCCCATAACCGAGAGAGGACGAATGCGCTCGCCTTGTGGTATATTGTCACGATGGCGATAATCAGCTACAATAGCCTTGTCGGTCATTTTAACAGATTCTCCGTCGATGGAGATTGTGATGTCGCCTTCGATGATAGGAAAGAGAATGTCTTTGATAGTCTCTTGATTGATGATATTTACCAAGTTAGCCATCCCGTGCCATTCGCGGGAAACTTTGCTATAAACTTGGTCATAAGGTTGCTCGATTTTGTGTGCCATAATATTTTAGTTTTACTTTCTATTTTTAGGTTTGGGTTAGTATCACGCAGACTCATTTGAATCTGATGATGGAAATATCCTATTCTATTTTTTCTTTTTTGTCAAAGGTTATTTTAGTTTTTTTTTATTTTTTTTCTATACTGGAATTTTGGAATCTTGGCACAGATTTAGCTCTCTGCAATAATCGTGCCAACCTTCCAGATATTCAGAAAAAATAGTTTTATTTTTTTATTGACAAAATTCAAAATCTGTGCTATAATAGATATTGTAATGGGGAGAGAAGAAGATATAAATTTTCGATGCAGACATAAAAAAACCTCCTACCTTTATATTTCAAAAGGTAGGAGGTAATTTTTGTTTTAGTTTAGATCATCTTCTTGCGTTTAGCCTGTGCCGCGAATCCTGCTACTTGCATGATTCCTGCTCGCCAGAAGATAGCAATCTGTTTGTTGCTGAATCCTCTTTGATGCAAGCGGACATAGTTTTCGATTGATGCTGTCTTTGTCATGTCGTTTTCTTTTTCCCTCCTTTCTATTTTTAAAATGCACATGGGGGAATGTCCGTTGTAATAGGTATCGAAAATCTCAATCGTTTTATCGGTTTGAGTTTCCCATTCCCATTTTACCTTTAGCTTATTTAGAAAGCTATCGGCTCGTTCCTCCAAGGTCTTTTCTTTTCCAATAAATTGTTTAACATCTTTGGCATTTCTTGGATTCATAAAGAAGGTGATATAGAGCGTTTTAAAAGGCTCTCCACCATCTACCATAAAAGTATCATAAAGGCAATCCAATAACTCCTGTTTAGGTGTCCCGCAAAAATCAAGCCAGTAATGATATTCACGATTTTTCAAAATCCTATTCATGTCAAAAACAGAATCCCAAAAGTTACCATTCACAAAATATTTTTTCCTATTGTCTATGACATAATGATTTCCAATATTCTTATCAAAATATACTCGGCTGTATCCAGAAGGGGTAATACTCCGCATCTTCTCATAACGGACAAATTCGGTTCCTTTTGTAAACTCATCTTCAAAAGGTGTTTGGGTTGATGTTCCACCGAGATAGTGAACTAATATGTTTTCACCCGTAATGGATGCTTGCATTGATCGGGCTACTTTCTTTCGGCTCTGTGATTTAGTTACGGACAAGGCTCTATCGTTTTCAAAATACACTTTTGACATTTGGTTGGTCTTTCTTGGTTTAGGTTGGTTTAGGTTGGTTGAACGATTCAGTTGGTTGTTCTCAATCGTTACGAGAAGAAATATACACTATTTTTAAAAAATAGCAAGAAAAAAATAAATTTATTTTTAGTTAATATTTCCAGTATCCATAGACAATATCCCCTTTCTTTATTTGATTAGGTGAAAGATCGTAGTAGCAGTCTCCTATTATCGGGACAACATGATCGGATAAATTTAGAATAACTTTTCCTTCTATGCTTTCCTCTCCCCATTTGAACCTTTTCGGAATCCATGAGAAGCCAAGGTTTTTCATTATCTTGTTTATGGTGTTTTTGGTCACTCCATTGCTTGCAGAAGATACCCGATTCTTTTCCATAGAACAATACCTATTCACCAGTTCATAGGCATTTAGATAAGAAAGATTCGTTACGATTGCTATGGCTCTCGTTACACAATCTCCCTTGGCTCTACCATATCCGGCTTGTTTTCTTCCTCCATCGTGATAGTGCCAGTTCATCGTTCAAGAAAATATTGGCTATCGTTTCGGGGTTTGATTGTATTGAATTTTTGTAGCCCATCCTCGCAGAATTTTTTAATCACAAGGCTTCTGGATATTCCAAAATACTCCCCGATATTCTCAAGTTGAAGGTTGAGAAGTTTGGGCAATCTCATTGTAATCTGTTCGTCTGATTTTATTTTCATATTATTCTCCTGTGTCTTCGATTATGATTTTGTTGGTTTCTTTGTCAATACAAAATATCTTGTATTGATAGTTTGTGGCTATATCGGTGAAGCAAACTTTCTGATGTTGGTCTTCTATTGCTTGCAGATGTCTTATGAGTTGAGCGATTGACATAGGGAAAATCAAAGGATAATGGATTCAAGTGCGGTGAAACCTTTGGCTCGGCTATATCTGACCTCGCCCTCTTCATTCAGCCTATCAAAATCCTTGTTTGTGATATAGGTAAATTTTCCACTCTCAAATTGAATCTTAATACAATCAGATTCGGGTGATATGGATTCTACTACTTCTTTAATCTCATAGTAGGGTGATCCATGTTTTACGATAGTTCCAGCACGAAGGATTAAGTCTAACATATATTTTTTACTTTCTGGTTTAGGTTTAGGTTGCTTTGAATCACAATGTAATTCAAAGATGCGATTACTCTACCAGAAAATAGATTTATGTCAATGGATATTTTTATTTTTTTTATACTACTACCTAAAAGAAAATAGCTTATCTACCCTTTCTCTCCTACGATAAATCTATTATAGCACATTTTTTTAAATCTGTCAAGAATTATTTTTAGAATAGGATAAAAAAAATCGGATATAGTTTTTAGGCTATATCCGATTTTTTACCCTATGTCCTAACCTTTTACACTAAAATCGCTCTGACATTCTCGGCCTTGATCGTGAAGCAAAGGGGAGCTTCGTCACGATTCGGAAATTCACTTGCCAAGCAAATTTCTTGAATGTCTTTTTTCTCGGCCAATTCTCCATTCAAGAAATATTCGACATGAGGGACAAAAGCCGCACCAGTAGCAATATCAATTCCACTTGCAGGATAAAACCTTGCATAATCTGTTCCCTTGTGTGAGATATGATAAGGAAATTCTGCCCATTCTCCCCAAGGAAGACCAGCATTCTCGGCAGGAAGTGAACCATCCTCACGACCTTCTTGCACAGCCTTCATGTTGTCATAATCAATACCACCACGGACGACCAATGATGTCACCTTTTCGACAACATCATTAACTCCTTTGCGAGTCTTCAATGTCTTCGCCCAAATAGCGCGAACATTTGAACCTTTGCGTGTGGAGATTGCATTTTTGATTTCGCTGATTTCCATATTACTAAAAAAGGATTTCCGCCTTTTCCGAGTTTATTATTGGGTTCGGTTTCATTCCCATCATTCAACCTATGCGATTGATTGATATAAAGAGAATAGCAGATAATAGATTTTTGTCAAAGGTTATTTTTATTTTATTTTTTATCCTACCTATAAAGAAAAAAATACCTTTATCCACTCTCTCCCCTACGATAAATCTATTATAGCACATTTTTTTAAATCTGTCAAGAAAAAAATCAATCTATTTAAAAAATAATTCTCTACCAATTCCAGCAAAATAAAACCTCCATGCTTTCGGATTTTTTATCATACAAGTAAAATGCAATAGGATTCTTTCAATATTCATGCAAGCACTATAAAAGAAAAAACGGAAAAAGGCTATGAGGTTTAATCCCCATAGCCTTTCAACCTTTTTACCTTTTACCTTTTACTTAACCACGAATCCGCTTTGGTCTTTTCGGCCTTTCCCCTTGGCTTTTAAACCGACTACAACATTTTTGCCATCCAGAAACCTTAAATCCGTTTCATCCCCATTCACCACAGCCTTGCCTTTCCATTCTTTAGGCAATTCACCAGCAAAGACCACAGCAACATTTCCGCCTTGCCCTAAAACATTCTCAACGAATCCGTCATTGTCTTCTTTGCGGGAAAATGTTAGGTGATAGTTTTCTGGCAATTCTCCTTTCAAGAATTGCAACATACGGAAAGGATTCGGGGTATAGTCATAAAATTGAACATGGGGAAAGGTTTGCATAATTTCCCCGATATTATGCCAAGGTAAATCACTAGTGCCGTTTAATCGGATGCAAGGTGTCATTCCAGTTTTTGCGGCTTTTCGGACAACATAATCAATATCCTTCTTTAATTGATTGGAGAATGCTTTTCTATCCTCCAAGAATGCCATTGTTTTCCTCATACGGGCATTCTGGACATTTGAGAAAGCACCCATCCCCGCTGTATATAAACAAGCCGCTTTGCATCCAATAGAAGCATGGGCGCAAAGATTCCGACCGCTTTCGTTTGCAGGGGAAAGATAAAGGATTCCCGTCATATATCCTTTACTCCTTCCTTTAATAGTTTTGGCGTTTGTGTCGATTGCAAGGTATTTAAGAGACATAGTAGAGTTTTCTTTCTAAGGTTAAGGTTTATCACTAACGGCGAGCATTATAGAGAAGAATAAAAATATGTCAAATGTTTTTTTATATTTTTTTTAGAAGGTATTTTAGGTAATAGGAAAATAAAACTCTATCCTAAGTCTTCTACCCCTATCATAAATCTATTATAGCACAGATTTTTCAATTTGTCAAGAAAAAAATTCAATTATTGAAAAATTTTTATCTTTACAAAATTAAAAAAATATGATAAAATAATATTGATATGCCAAAAGATTATAGAGTATTCCCCAAAATTCCCCATATAGCCAAAATACTTACTATCCACTCCCCTCCCTACGATAAATCTATTTTAGCACAGATTTTAAAATTTGTCAAAAAAAAAATAAAAAAAATTTGGGAAGTATATCATAAAATTTTGGTTTGTCAAGAAAAATATTGGGGAAAATTTGGGAAGATTTATAAGTAGTTGAGTATAAAGGAATTAAAATATTTTGGATAATTTTACGAATTTTCTTGACATTTTTAGAAATTTTTGGTATAATTATTTTGATTGTGGAATTTTTTTGGCCAAGTTTAATAAGATAGTTTGGTAAAAGTATATCAGATTTTTAAATTTTTGTCAAGAAAAAAAATAAAAAAATAAAAAAAAATAAATGCGAATGAGTCTCAATATCAAAATTACAATGGGATACAAAGTAATTGATAATGAGTCTATCAATATCTATAAATGTATCCCAAGGTATCCCAATAGGTAATTTAATGTGATTTAATGTATCCCAAGGTAGTTCAAAATAGGTAGTTCAATAGGTAGGTAATCTAAAAGGTTATTCCAAAAGTATGACTAATATATTAAAGTCTTGGGTTTTGATTTGGCTCAAGTTTTAAAAGTTTTGTAATAGTAGTAGATATATTATTTTTGTCCTATGTATTTTTTGAATATGCTGAATATACTTGTTTCTTCTTTTAGGGTATCATAGGGTTTAAAGAAGTTTGGTCTGAGTCCTTTTAGTATAGCAATCTCGGTTCTTAGGTTTAGAAGTCCCATAAATAGTCTTAGGTGGTGGGGTTCTTTGGCTATTACGGATTTGATCCCTACTGCTATATCTTTTTGTTTGGGTCGTCTGGTGATTAGAAGTATTGGGGATATAAGTTTTTTCATATCTGGAACTATATAGACTAACCAATCTCTTTCTATATAATCGAGTCTTACTGCTTTGAAGATATTATTATGATTGTCTTTTACTCTTAGGTTAGGAAAATTATACTTCTTCGGTTTGTTTATTGACATTTAATTTGTTTTATTGTATTCCTTGCTGTATTGAAACATGGTGTTGTAATTTTTTATGGTGTTGTATAAAAACACTCCTTTAGGATTTATTCGATAGGTAGTGATACAGAGTTCCGTTTCGGTTTATTCTTTCCGCCCATGATTCTTTTGATATGTCGAAGAAGATAGGTAGCCTTGGTTCTTGGTGCGGGAACAATCTATTAAGAATGACTCTAATTGTATTTACTATATTATTTTTCATTTTATTTATATTACTGGTTGATTGTGGGCGACTTATTTTATTTTATCTTGTTTTATTTATTTTACCTTTATGTAGGTTTTAGGAACATTTACCCCTCTTTTGTGGTAACTTTCTCTCCTTTAATAGTCGAAATCATCTCCAATTTTTTGCAATTATCGTATATCTCTATATCATAATTGATTCTATATGGATAAAAAAGGCAATAGATTTCGAGCGTTTGATTTGTTTCTGGATCATACTTTCGATATACATTGCCAGTTTCTTCCAGTGGTGCGTCTTGTGTCGGGAGATTGATATACAGGTCTGTTTCCCCAAGGTGTTCGATCTTGTGGGTTAATTTGGGATTGACGAATATAGCCTCTGGAACAATATCAATAACATTATCGTCTTGTTTGGTCTTCTTGAACCATCTGAAATTTTTAAATATATCTTTCATCTATACATAATTTATCAGAAGAATATAATTTAGTAAAGGACTAAATTATTGTTTTCTACTTCCTCATTTAGTTTATTGATTGCTCGTCCCAAGGCAATAGAGTTTCCCATTCTCCGATTCCATGAGTCTTTTTCGGAACAGATGGCAATTCCCTCTACATCATAAACATTGTCGGGAGAGGTAATCTGAATTGTGGTTATGCCGCCTTTTGGACTATATTCGGTTGCTGTGCCGTCGAATTTCTGGATGGTCTTGGTGGGGCGTTTGTGCAGAACTCTTACCTTGAATCCTGCTTGACGAAGTGATTTGATTGTGGCTTTATTGAGTATTGTATTCATATTTTTATTTTTTCGATTGAGGTTTCTTTTCCACAATCGGAGCAAAGAGGTTGTCCGATATTTTCGATTTGATATTCTTGTTTATTTTCGTTCCAGATTGCGGTTGCATCAAAATATACATTCTCGTTTTTACAATATTTGCAGATTATTTTAATGTTTTTCATTTTATTTTAGATTTAGATTTTTCGGGTTAAAGATTTCTTCGACTTCTTGTTTTATTTTTTGTTTTTCGTCGTATTTTTCAAAGGTTTTACATCCAAGAAGAGTTAAGACAAAAACAATTAGAATGATATAAAAATTTATACCAAGTTTATATGGATTTAATTTAGTTTTCATTGTAGGCGGCTCGCATTTTTCTTAACAATTTCTTTCCGATTTCCCCTCCCAAGTCAGCCATTGTTGCGTCTTGGGGAGGAACATTTCGGTAAATAGTTTGATACTTAATGGTTTCTACTGGAACTATTTTTTCCTTATAGATTATTACGGGTGTTGTGGGTAGTATTTCATATTCTTTTTGAATCGTCGGGGTTGGTTCTGGTTGTATATTATTATAGGATATGGTATTACTATAATAATTTAGATTAGTTTTGGTTTTACTTCCTGTGGTGCATCCGATTAAAGAAAAGGATAATAGAATCAAAATAATTGGTTTCATTTTATTTGTATTTGGTTACGATTTTCCAGTTTAGTTTTTCGAGTGCATTATCAAATGACTTGGTTTTTTCGATGATCGGTTTTAATAACCAACCAAAGTCTTCCATAAGAGTATCTGTTATATCATATCCTTCCTTTAGAGTCAAGGATATTTTTTCTTTTCCACAATGGAGTTCGTAGGTCTTGTCCATCTTACATATTTTTAAATGTTGTATTGATGCTTTTCTTCTCCTAAATAGATTGTTGTCTTTTCCGATACCATTTCCGATTCTTCTCCGTTGTATAGGAAATCTTCAAGAATACATCCATCTTCGGTCATACTTGCCTCTTCCATCATCCCTCTTTTGTCGAATTTTTGGTATTCGATTTTTAATCCTCTCATATCTGGTTTTGAATTTATACCATATTTTTTATTTAGAATGAAAAGTCCGTGCCAATCATCGCGCCGAATTTCTGTATCATCTGGAACATTAAAATTATATTCCAGTTTAATTTTTAGTTTTTTCATTTTATTCTTCTTCTTCGGATACTTCCAAGTCACAGAAGTCTTCGTCTCCTTCGGATCGGGTCATAAACCATTCAGAAGTAGTTGCTTTGCCTGTTTTGAGATTGTAGGTGATATTGTCTCCGTAGTCATTACCTTCTCCTGCTCCACTATATGAATAGACTTCCCATGCCCATTCTTCGATTTCAGATTCAAGGGCTGAATTATCTGGTGTGGTATAAACATCAAGGTAGCCTTCGTCGCTTCCTCCGCTAAATCTCAATTCGATTGTTTCGATGTTAAGCTCTTTGGCTTTATCGTAGATTGCTTTTTTGAGTGGTTCGATTGTCATATTTTTATTTGATTTCTAATGTTTGGGTTTTGGTTTTTTTGCCGACTTGTAGCATCCACATATCGGGATGAGTTTTCAAGTGGGAAAGGTATTGTTGAGGTGTTGGAATGAATCCACAATCCTCCATTAAATGTTGTTCTGCAAGAAGTTTTGTAGGAATCTTTTGTCCTTTGTTGTTTGTGATGGTATGTCCGAATTTTTCGATTGACCATTGAATCCCTGCTGAATGATGACGCAAGGCTCTATGAGTCCAATCACCTGTATAGGATTTAGTCTCATCGAACCAATCGTGCAAGGCAATATAATCTTCTGGTTCGCCTCCCCACTTTTGAGCCGAGGCTTGAGCGTGTTTGTATGGAGTCATATTAAAGTTTATCCCAATTCTTTTCAATTTGGTTAATGATTTCGTCTTCCTCTCCTGTATCTACTCTTTCACCTGTTGACAAGTCAAATACTTCCCAATCAATGAATTTATATGAATCTGAATCAAGCCAGATATTTGCTTTGTATTTCTTTCCTTCATTTTCTACTTGAAAGGTTCTTTTGTTTTCTGTTTCGATTTTATCTATTGTCATATTATTCTAATTCTTTTGTTGTCAATCCTTTTTTTCCTCAAAATGTGCCAATAGTTTAGATACTTCAAAAATTTCCTCTATATTTTTTGTTGTCAAGATTGTGATTTGTGTGTGATATTCTTCTCCTTCTGCATCGGTATCATATAGGAACATTGAAGAACCCACAATCTTTACTTCTTGGTTGTCTCCTTCCATGAATTTGAGATTGTAACCTTCTCCCTCGTCGTCCCATTGGATATAAAGGAACTCGTTTGTATCGTCATCTTCCAAGTCTGATAATGCTGGATATACCAGAACACTATCGTCAATAATGACGGCACTTGCATCTTCAAGGATTTGGTATGCTTCTTTTAGGGTTATTGTTTTCATTTGGTTTTTCTATGGTTGATTTTGTTGAGCGTGTAGTCTATCTAATAATTCTCGTAAAGTCAAGAATTATTTTCTATTTCTTCCCATTCCTCATATCCGAGTTCATTGAGAAGTTCTTCTGGTGATGCTTTGATGTCGTTGTAAAACTCATCATGGTCAAATTCTCGTCCTGCTGTATATTTTCCACAGAAGAACATTCCTTCTTCAATGTATCCAAGAACAAGAGTCTGTCCAGTAATTTCTGCCAGCTTCTTGATGATTGGGAGTGGAGGACTCCATGCTGTGCAGAATGAGAATGCTGTCTGGTCATCATTGAAGCGACCATCATATCCTGTCCACTTTGTTCCCCAATTCTGAACTCTCCAATCATACCACTCTTCCCCATCTGTTTTTGGTTCTGGAATGATCTTGTTAAAATCGAAGTCATATTCTCCTTCTCCTTTGTATATGAGATATTGATTCAATATACTCAAAAGGTCTTCTCCGCTTGCGAGTGTGAGTTGGTTGTTATTATGATTTGGCATTTGTTTGGTTTTTCTATTGGTTTAGGTTTAAGTTTGTTCTTTATTGAACGCCGAAGATACTACACAAAAATTTTCAAAATGTCAATGGATATTTTAAAAATTTTACAGGTTGCTTTCAAGGTATCGAAGAAATTCTTTTCCTTCTTTTGGTGATCGAACCCATGCCCGATCATATAAAACATTTTGATTCCCTTTATCTGCTCGTCTTCCCTCCAAGTCGTGTTCCAGATAATATACAGAACCATCTTCTTTCACCTCATGGGCTATGTGGTAAGAAACCATATCCTCGAAATCTGATCCAAACTCTTTCTTGTCAATGATGACTGCTGAATATGCTTTCGTTCCACAGAGAGAACGAATGTTGTATTCAATCACATACTCATTGAAATTGGAATAGAATCTATTTTCCAGATGAGTTGCGAAATCGTGCATATCGGTTTCGTCCATCCAAGATTCTAAAAGGGTTGGAAGTTCGGTTACATCGAAATGTTTTGCAATTCGATTATACTTTTCAATGATTTTAGGGTTGTGTCCTAATTCTCCTGTGAATGACATATTAGTTTTCATTTTGCTTCCTCCCATTTCCAGTATTGTTCTTTTTCGTTGAACTCCGTAATAGAGTTATAGTTTGTTCCCATCTCTTCGTTCCATTCTTGGATTTGTTCCAAGGCTTCTTGCTTGGTGACAGGTTCACTCCATTCATTAGAGGATTCGTCCTCTATGTCAATCAGTTTAAATTTCATTTGGATTTTTCTTTCTTGTAGAGTTCTGTTAGTTCGGAAATAAGCAACAAGCACTCGTCGTCTGTTGCTTCTTCACCATCTATGTCTTGAGTTGTATAGACTCCATCTAATACCATTCCTGCGAGTCCTCCTTCAAAATCAATCTGATCTTTTAGTTTTTCAGAGTCCTTGAAAACATCAAGGTATATTTCTTTCCATTCGGATAGTTTCATTTGGTTTGGTTTTTCTATGGTTAGTTTTTATATTTGTGTTCTTTTTTTACCATCTCAAGATATTGTTCCGTTTTTTCGGACTTGAGTTCGTAATACTCTTTTAGCAATCGTGCTACTCCGATTTTTGAGGTTTCTGTATCTGGATTGTAAAACATTTTCACAAGTCCATCAATACAATTATATTCAAATACTTTTTCTCTGATTATCTGCAAGTCTTCTTCTGATAGGTTCATTTTGGTTTGGTCTTTCTATGGTTGATTGTTGAGCGTGTAGTCTATCTGGAAATTTTTAAAAAGTCAAGAACTTTTTTATTTATTTTCATGTTCTGGTTGATCTTCGTTGCAGTATTTTTCGACTCCTGCATAATATCCCTTTTCGTAACAATATCTTTCAAAGTTTTTCTTGAAAGGATTCATGTCAACTCCCTCTTTTAATCCATGATTGAATCCGATTTCCCATGCTTCTGATTCTTCGACATTGATTGTTCGTCTTTCCATTTTATTTAAATCTAAATTGAGTTTCTCCTGTCGATTGATTTGTCACTTCCCAAGTGGCATATCCTTTTTGAATTGCTTCTGCTCGGAGTGGATCGGTTACAATGATCTGAAAACTAACCAATCCTATTAAGCATCCGACGATGAATGATATTAGTGCTATTATGAGTATTTCTAATTCATCTATTTTCATAATATTTAATTTTTAGTAGTTTCCAAATTCCAGTTCGGATTGAAGTTCTTCCCACCGATCTTCATAATCAAGTTGTTCGCAATCAGCATCTACAATTTCGATTTCGAGTTCGGGGGAGATATTGGAACGGATAGCTTCTACCATCCCTCTTTTGACATAGATTGCTATTTTTGGTATTTTCATTTGGTTGGTTTTTCTATGGTTGATTTTGTTGAGCGTGTAGTCTATCGGAAAATTCTTGGAATGTCAAGAACTTTTTTATGCTGTTTCTAAATGTGCTTCTTCTGGAAAGATTTCTCCAACGAATGATCCTGTGATTCGGGTGAACAAGTCTTTTGCTTCTTCCCATTCTGCATTGTCTCCATCAGAAGAAAAGGTGAATACATCTGGATTATCAAATGCGTGTTTGAATGCAAGAAGAGAAACACAAACCAGAAGATCGTATGGTTTCCTTGCGGTCTTGCAGAAGTCTTTTGCTGATCCACCAGAAGGAAACCATTTGATTCCAAATGTTTCGTGATTCATTCCTGTCTTGTCATCACCATTGAACCATACTTCTGATTCGTTTATCATCGGTGTTCCTTCTCCAAGTCCTCCACGAATGATGCAGGGCTGGTCATCATAAAATCCTCCTGCTTGTCCTTTGTGACGGAACTTGTCTTTCTTAATCATCTTGTGTGCCTTGTCGATTATGTCAACTGCTTTCCGAAACTTCTTGCGAAGTTCTTCGGTGTCCAAGATTTCGTTTGGTTGGTATGTCCAGAAATGTGTATAACCCAATTTATTATCCTCGTCTTTCTATTTTTATTTGTTTTTGTTGTTTAGTTTGGTTTTTGTTCTTGATTGAACGGCGACTATACTATCAAGGTTTTTCTTCTTTGTCAAATGTTTTTTCGGGAAAGATTACAATTTTTGATATTGTTCCCCATGCTTTTTTGCTTTGGGTCTTTCCTGTAAAAACACATTCTAAAACTTGATCCTTGCTATCACATTCTACAATATCCTCAAACAAATGAGTTATACCGATAGCATCCCTTTCTCTTCCGATTGCTTTTACCTTAAATCTCATCTTCTTCAAGTTCGTCTTCTGATTCTATAATGTGCCAACCGAGTTCTTTCATAGCCTCTTCCCTTGCTTGTTCTGGTGTTTCCGCTTCAACCATAAAAGGTTGTTCGGTTTCCAGAGTGCAATATACCATGTAATTTTTCATTTTAGTTATTTAGAAGAAACGCTACCCCGAAGTAAAATCATAATGATAAAGGCATAGAACCAATTTGTCCATGTAAAAGGAATTGTTAAACTAAACAAACCATTTACCGACCAGATCAAAAGAAATGGGGTAATGAGTAGAAATCCGATTCCGACCAAAATTAGTCCGATTCCTGTAAAAAATAAATTGTTGTCTTTCATAGTGGTATTCCAAAAATTGTGATTGTGTAGTTAAAAAAGTAGAGTGCGATTGCCTTGACGATTGCCATTGTTAATCCCAATATACAAGCACCGAAGTATATGCAACCGAATCCTATAATTGCCATGACCGCACCATCTGGTATTTCTATATCTTTTAGTTTCATAGTTTTAGTTAATGTATCCAAGGTTTCTCAATCTATTTCTTGTGGGGCAATAATCTTCAATAACTTGGTGAGGATAAACATTGGAATAAACAGGTCTTTCACAATGATATGGTCTGACTGGATATTCTCGATAATAAGAATATTGTCGGGTTGGATAATAGTTGTAGCCTTCCATATCAACACATCCCACCAGAGAGATTGAAACGATTCCCAAAAGTAATGTTAGTTTTTTCATTTTGATAGCGAAGAGTGTATCAGAAAATTTAAAGTATGTCAATGAGATTTTTTATATTATTTTCTATCACCAATACTCTTTTTTGTTTAATCAGATTAGTCCATTTTTGTTTTGTTTCATTTAAGAAATCGTTTTCGTCTTCTCTATTTTGAAATACAGCATCCCATACTAATTCAAATCTTTCAAGAGAAACTAAAAATACTGATATGTTTGTGGAATCTTTTACATTTAAAGCAAGAACACTATTTCTAAATTTAAAAATCGTGGTATAAAGATTTTCCTTTTCTGGTATAATTCTTACCATTTCCATATAATTTTTAGTTTTAGATATTCCACCAATAAGGAACATTACCGAGTTTCCAAGTAGCAAAGTCTTTCTTGTCGTTTAGGTAATAGGTTCGGTAGGCTTTAACAGGATCGGGATTTTTGTATTCTTCTGGCATTGCTTGTGCATGGTTTGTCAATTCTCCTTCTGGAATTAGATAATCCATATCACACAATTTTTCGATTCCTTTTTGACATGAATGAATTTTGTTATATCTCTTTGTATATTCATTACATAGTTCCAAAGCATGAATAGAAGCCCAATTATAGTTTGTCCTGCTATCTCCACACCATTGAGTGCAAGGATGATTATGATAGCCTCCTTTTAATGGTGTTCCTTTAGCTGTTAATGGCATCATATTACTTGTTGCGCCATGTCTAATTACTGCACTACCAAGCTGTTGAAATAACTCTACAACCATTTTTGTAGCGTGTTTATCACAGGAATATTGAGCGGCTTTTATAGGGTCTTCGTCTAATACAAAGATATTCATTTGGTTTTTCTATGGTTGATTATTGAGCCGAAAGATTATCAGAGTTTTTTAGATTTGTCAAGGGGAATATCAGAATTTTTTACTTTTTTTATTGTAGGGGAAAATTCAAGATATTTTAGAATTTCTTTCATTGACTAAAATTGGAAAACAATTTGGTGTTTCTGATAATGCTATTAGGAAATGGTGTAAAAATTATGGAATAAAGAATCTCCCGAAGAACGATTATAGACAAAAACAATTTCATTCTAAAAAATAGAATGGCGGAGATGGCAGGACTCGAACCTGCATCATCCAATTATGCGCTTACTGATTAGAAGTCAGTGCCAATACACCTCCGTTAAACTGGTGGGCTGTGTCGGATTCTAACCGACGATCCTTCGGTTATGAGCCGAACGCTTTGGAACGCTAAGCTAACAGCCCTTTAAATATCAACTACTTACAAAAACTGGTGTCGAAGGAGGAACTCGAATCCTCACGCCATTACTGGCAACGGATTTTCTTACTACTATAACTTTCGTTACCAGATTCGTCAGTCAGCGTATCGACCGCTCTGTTCAATCCTTTCGGGATTTACTTTTCTCAATCTGTTTGTAGTCTGGACTTTACCTTAACCATTGCTTTCGCTTTAGGTTCTTGCCGTCAAGTCTCTACACCTTCATCTTTCGATGCTTGGCTCGGTATTAGGAGTTTAAACCCTTCACCGAATTTGACAAGTTACATTTGAAAGGTTTCCCAATCAAAGCTCAAATTTCTTCAAGTCCGTTGTGTCTGCCATTCCACCACTCCGACATTGGTAGCGGGTGATAGAATCGAACTATCCTAAAGATGCTTATGAGACACCCCAATTCGCCAGAATTGTAACCCGCAATATAAAAATATTTAATCTAAAACTATCAAAAATCTATTTCCAATTTTTTAAAAGTCTGGATGAACTTTTTTTCCAATTTTTTAAAAGTCTGGATAACTTTATTTAATATACCTGCCACTATACACTAAACTTACTTGCCTGTCAATGAAAATCTATCAGAAAAATTTCAAAGTTTGCCCTACATAGATTTTGTTTGGGTCTTTGATGTTATTGATTTTCATTAGTCTTTCGGTGACAAGGTGATATTTCTTGGCAATGCTGTTGATAGTATCTCCTTGTTTTACTTGATAGGTTTGAGTATATTTTGATTTAGTTTTTGTTTCTGTATTTTTTGCCTGTTGTTGTGGGGTTGGTTTTGGAACAGATTCGGCAATTTTTGTTTCATTTGTTTTCGGCATTGTTTTAACCATCGGAGCATCTGGATGAGGGAAATCATTTTTAGATACTTCTTTTGGTTCTACTTTTTCTGGTTCTCCTACATATACACTTTCGTTACTTGAAACAAATTTTTTATCTTCTTTTATTTCTTCGGCTGTTGCTTTTAGATTATTGGATGAAATTAAGATTCCTCCGATAACTATTGCATGAAGGGCTAATACCACACCGAAAGCACTTTTAAATTTTATCGGCGGTTTTTCTTCTTCTACTTCTACTTCTTCCAGTTCTATTTCAATATCTGGTTGTGGTCGTTTCATGTCGTTCAAAAGAAATTGAGGTTTCATTGTTTGGGGGGAGGGATTAAATGATAGCCTAATTCTTCAAGTGCTACATCTTCGGGTGATTCATCGGACTTTACCCAAATTTCGATAGAGTCATTTACATCCCAAATATTAACCAACTTCCATTTCATTTTATTTTTTATTTGTTTTGGTTTTTTGGTCAGATTGATTTTCATTTTATTTATTTTTGGTTTAGGGTTATCCTTCAAATTCAAGTAAGTCTTCCATTAGTTTGATAGAGTCTTTTACTTTAAGATTTCCATGCAGTCTGATTTTTCCTTCAAGGGCATTGTGGTCTTCGATTTTATCACCGAAGACATAGTTGTGAAGAATGCCAGCAATGTCTTTGGTTCTGGTTTCTCCGTAGTGTTGGAGTAGTTGTTCTTTTGTCATTTTTTTTCTTAATAAAAGGATTGTGATTTATGTTGCATTTTTATGTGTTTCCAATGTTGTTTTTCGTAATTAGTTTCGATCCATTTTTGGAGTATGTTTTGTGCTTTGCATATATTTATTTTTGCTTCGTCAATTTGTGGTGAGTTTTCGGTGATTGAATTTCTTAAAATTCCCAATGTTTCTTCGATTTCTATAATATTCATTTTTTAAAAGAGTGGGGAGAGATAGGCACAACCATTAACCAACCAAAACCTATCTCTCCCCTTCCCTAACCAACCATTAGGAATTTTTCTTTACAAACTTGCCATCTTGTCCACGAACATTGTGGAACTTGTGACCGCTTGGTTTGTAACCATATCCTTTGTCTTTACAGAAGCAATGATTCTCGTCGCAGTCATTAGAGTATGTGCAATCGTTTTCGTTCTCGTATTCGTCAACCTCATCCAGTTCGTCAAGCTCATAGTCTCCACCATCGGAGGAATAGAGTTCGGAGTCGAAGCCAGATTCATCACGATTGAGTTTAGAACGCCAGTCTTCTTTGTATTCTGCAATTACTTCGTATCGGCAAGTGCGTCCCTTGGTGTTGTTGTAGTCTGCTGGAATTGCTACTACATCGCGGGGATTGATCTTGACGATCATTGTCTTGCCATTCTCTCCATCGGAGAAGTGTGGAAGATACTGAATCGAACAGAAGTGAAGTCCGTAGGAACAGGTGCGTTCCTTGTCCTCGTCAACCGCATTGCGAGGCATTTCACAAACTTTGCCCACAGAGTTGTCAAACTTGCCAGAGTGAATGTCGAAGTAATTGCTACGAACATTCTTGAAGGCGAGGAAGTGACCATCCTCTGTGATTGGGAGTTCTCCTGCTTCAAGGAAGTCATAGAGTTCATCTACTGCTCGCTTGCTTGGATTGTCCATGAGGTTCTTGAAGAAGTTCAAGAGAGGTTCATGGGGAAGACCCTCACGCATGAATGAGAGAATGCGCTTTGTGAGGGTATTGTGAATGATCTGACCATGATAGTTGATCGAACCATCCTTGATCTCCACTTCTGTTCCATCGAAGTATGATTGAACCTGCTGACTGATGTTGACCAGATTGACGAATCCATTCCAATCTTTCGAGCGAACTGCTTCGAGTGCCTGTGAGTATTTCGGGTGATCGGTGTCAATCGTGTAGGATTGTCCGTTGATGGTAGCGGCGATTTTGCCGCTACCTGTGATGATGACTGCTGCTTGGTTGTTAGTGGTATTCATTTGTATTACTTACTTTCTATGGTTTGGTTTATTTTAGTTGGTTTTCTCTGTTTCGAGAATCGCTTCAAGCGTCTTCTCGACTCCCACCTGCCAACTATCACAGGAGAGATAAAATAACTCTACCATCTTTGAAGGAAATGTCAACACATTTTTTCTTTCTTCGGTAGAAATATGTCGGAGGATTGATTCCAGTTTTCCAATCTCCTTCTTGATTTCAAGAATGCTGTCAACAAAAATCTTAAATGGATTTGTGTCGGAGATTTTGGAATACATTTTGTTCTTCGATATATTGAGTGCTGTTCTAAATTCGATATGCTTTGCAATCTGAATTCTGTCCCAAGAAAGTTTGGGTTGTTTTTTCTTGACAACATCTGCGAGGTTGGTGCTTCCAAGTGTGTCAAGGAATTTCGCATTGTTTTTTGCTACCATGCGAACATCGGTGATGTCGATTCCTGCATACTGACAGAAATCATTTAGAGTTGACTTGTCTTTAATGGTCATCAACTTTTTACCATCCGTTGATTTGAGTTCCATGCCGTCAAACTTCCAAGTAGAAACATCCTTGACAACATAATACTTGGGTGCTGTGCCAGTAGCGAGGTCGAAGCTATTGGATTCCCAAGAAGACTGATAGGTATTACCAATACTATAAAGAGAAATCATTCCCTTTGGCTTGCTGTTCTTGATGCTTCCTTTTCTGCTACCACTTGCAATAGCAGGGAGAGTTGAAGTGGGAATGAAGACGCTTGCAGGGAATCCAGAAGCAATCAAATCTTTCATTGACTTTTGATCCACCAGATTGATTGAAATGTCGGCATTGGAATGTCCACGAATAAAGGTTGTCACTCGTTTATGTGATCCTCGTTTGAGGTCATCGAAATACCAGAGTGCATTGTTGCTCAAATCCGCATATCCAGATACAGCGATTTTTGACCTTCCCCATCTTGTTTTAGAAAGAGATTGGAATGTGTCTTGACAGATTGCTTTGATTGATTTTCGAGGATCGGTGATGTCAACCTTGTTCCAGAATACTTTTCCGTTAATCAAAGTGGAATTAAGGAAACTCCATTGGTTGCTCAAGAGGTAGAGTGCCTTGAGAGCATCCAGAAGGTTTGGAGAGTTCTTGATCTGATCCTCGACTTTGGTGACGAAATCTTTCTTGACAAGAGCAATCTTGTCGTTGATTGCCTTGACAACCCAATCGTGATACATGAGTGATTCGCGGGAAGGAGTGACATCGAGTTCCCCAATATCGAATTTGATTACAAGTCCTGCTTTGCGAACAATGTCGTAATGTTCAGACTCGACTTTGTATGTGTCGATTGGATATGTGACTCCCCCCATGACAGCATAGGATTGATGAAGATTGGAATAGGATTTCCAGAATGTTCCTTCAAAGTTTGCCTTGTCTGTCCAGTCAATAGAATCCCCTGTGATGATTGGTTTGACATCAAAGAAACGGAATGCTTTGAAGACAGCATAAGAGAAGTTTCCAATATCGGTCTGTTTAATTGGAATCTGAATTGCTACACCATTGGCATCCGTTGTGTTCTCCTGTGAGGCCAGAGAGATTGTGGGCATTCCGCTATTACCGAAATATGCGTTGTAGATACGCTTAACTTGATTGTGAATCGAAGTGATCGTAAAGTTATCTGTATAGCAGAAGGGAGATTTACTACCGAGGCCGAGCATTCCTACTTGGGTGTTGGTGTTGGTTTTTGTGCTGGCGAAATATACGGAATAGATTTCGTAGATATTCTCATGGGAGATACCTGTGCCGAAATCTTGGATAGTCAACCAAGGTTCTAATGCGTTTGGAATGTGAACCGCAAAGGGAAGATTGGGTTGACCAGAAGCAATGTGAGAGTCCATTGCATTGCATCCGAGTTCTCGCACAATGGCGAGTGGTTTGTCAGAGTATAGGGAAGAAAGAATCTGGAATGCTTTCTGGCTATTACGCATTTTGAATTGCGCTTCTTCTTGGATAGTTCCGATTGATTCGATTGTGGTTTCTTTATCTTGAATAATCATTTTGGTTGGTCTTTCTGTGTTGGTTGGTTGTTTGGTTTGTTCTTGATTGAACGCCGAAGATACTATATGGTTTTTTCTATAATGTCAAAGGAAATTTTCAGATTTTTTTTGCTTCCCTCTTTCCCTTCGCCCAAATCTTCTGCAATGCCGTTCCAGTTTTAAATGGATTGGTTTTTTTTACAAAGGCTGAATTATATCCAGCAGTATAAGCCATGAGGAATGAAGACTCGCTCACTCCATATTTTTCGTAGGGTTGTTGATATTTTTTCATTTGGTTTATTTTGGTTGGTTGTTTGATTGAACGCCGAAGATACTATTCTAAAATAAAAAAAATGTCAACAATTATTTTCCGAAAAATAAAAGGTAGAATAAAACACAAGAGGCTGCTAAAAATCCGAGAATGCTAAAAGATATTCCAAAATAAAAAGACCAATACATCATTTTCAGATATAATCGGCACATATTTAGACTGAATATTTTTTTAAGCATATTTTAAAATGAAATAGGAACGGATAGAACATTCTACTATTTCATTTTAGTTTTAGATTACTGCCATTCGGGTGCAATAATCTCAATAGTCTTACCAGATACGGAAACTTTTTGAATGATCTCGTATTCTGTCTTTGTATTCCTTGCCTTGTTGCGGGTAGAAAGAAGCAAAGCATTATTGATCTTCTTGGTGTATTCGTATCGGGCATCCTTATTGAGAAATGCGCGTGTGTTCTTGTTCTGGATAACCCAAAACTGATTCTTGTTTTTTGTTGTTGTCTTCATATTAGGAATACAATCCTAAATTATTTTCCAGATATGTCAATCGTTTTTTTAAATATTTTTTTAAAGATCAAAAATTTACATTTAGTCCTCCCCCATCACCAAGTTTATTTTAGCACATTTTTTAATTTTTGTCAATTAAAAAAATAAAAATTTTTTATTGAGAATGAGTTTCAATATCATAAAATACATTGGGATACATTGTAATTTTTTATTGAGAATAAGTCTCAATATCATGTAATGCAATGGGATACATTGTAATTTGAGTAAAGGTATTTCCAGACTTTTAATTAGATTTTAATACATTTTAATAATTTTGAATAAATATTATTATGGGATTTAGATTTAATAATTTTGATTGTAAATTAATATATAACAATTCAAATTCAAAACTTTTAGAAGCAATGTGTAAAAAACATAATGCTTTTTTCGGTTTTAGGTATCTTGATTATCTTTTAGATGATATGAAAGATATACCAAATGAATTATTATCAAATCTTTCAAAATTTGCATCTCCGTATGAATTACATCATATAGTCGAAAGATTATTAGGTTATCAAGTAGATGTTCCTGATTTTGTTTTAGAAAATATATCAAAAATAGGAGTTTCTTCTTATAAAACTTGTAGAATATATATAGAAAATAAAAAAATTCCTCCAGATATTATAATAAGAGGTATGGTAAATACATGGAACGATTTAGGCAAAGGAAATTTTTTAATATTTTTAGCAAATAAAATAAAAGAAGAAAGTATGATTAATAAAATAAAAAATAAAATCGCAGAAATCGAAAAGGAAGAATCGGTTAAGCAAGAATCATTTAGTTTCAAATCCTACTTCATGCGGTAATGCTGCACCATGTTTTATTTTTACATGGTGTTCTATTAAAACAGCAATAAGTATTTTTTTATGCGATTAAATAAACTGGATTATATAATACTTATTAAAAGTTTTAATGATAATAATGTAAATAAAAAATTAAGATTATTTATAAAAGCCTCAAAAGATAATGGATATCAATTAGTATATTTAGCAGAAGCATTTGAAAAAGTGTTTCCCGATAAAGAACTACCTGATGTAATAAAAGAATATTTTGAAATTTCTTATATTTCTAGTATTAGTCTTTATATATGTGATTTTATATTAAATAAAAACGAAAAGCCTCCAGTATGGACTATTAATGCTTTTTTTAGGAACATTGATAACAATAAAAGAATAACCCCCGATGTTACTGTTTCTGCTAAATCTTCGGATATTATTGATTATTATTTATCGATTTTAAATTTTGATGATATTGATATAAGATTTTTTTATTATTTGAGTAATTGGAAAGATTATCACCATATGCTATATAAATTGGATAAAAAAATAAATATCGAAAAAAATAAAAATAATCCTAAAATCAAAAAAATATTAGATTTACCAATATATTTAGATTATAATCGAATGCATTTTTTACTATTGATAAAACAAATATTTGAAGATATGTATGATGTTGTTAAGGTTGTTGGTGATGATAACAAAACGCCTTGGGCATTGTTTGGAAATGCTTTAAAAAATACAGGTACATTAGATAAATGGATAACACATGCAATAGAAAAACATAATATACGTAAACCTTTAATAGACGCAATTATGAGTTTAGGTATTGAATATAAAGATTTACCAGATTCTTTAAAGGAAGATAAAGTAAAAAAGGAATCATTTAGTTTCAAATCCTACTTCATGCGGTAATGCTACACCATGTTTTATTTTTACATGGTGTTCTATTAAAACAACAATAAGTATACAAAAATGATTACTTTAAATAATTTTGATATAAAATTAATAAATAAAAGTTCTATAAAAAAAATATATCAAAATATAAAAATTTCACCATATAACATAAAAACTGTGGATATGCCTAATATAGAAGAATGTAAAGGTTTTATATCTGACTTTTCTAATGTAGTAAACCTGAAATCTTTAAAAAAATGTTTATATTTTCGTTGCAGTTCTCCTATAATAGATTTACCTAAATTGGAATATGCTGGAGAAATTAATGTCACTTATTCAAACACTATATATCTTCCAAAATTAAAAATAGTGAAAGATGAACTATGGTTTAATTCGGCCAAAGAAATATACTTATACACATTAGAGGAAGCTCAACGTATATCATGTGGAAATGCAAAACTTTTAGTTATACCGAAAAAATTTGCTCTTGAAAAATTAAACGATAAAAAAACATTTACGATAAATTCTGACTGTGAAATAGTTTATACTGAAAATTATATTAAAAAGGAATCATTTAGTTTCAAATCCTTTTTTAGTAGAAATTAATATATATAAATATAAGTAATTTAAATACTATGAGAGACAACGATGCAATTTTATTAGAATCCCTTTATACTACATTGATTTTTGAAGATGCTCAATCACAAATCAATCAAGCCGCTAATATATTAAAGAAAGCTAATTTTGAAAAGACAAAGGCCGATACGGGAGGAAAGATACCACCAGAAGAATTTGAATCTTTTAAGGTAGAGAATCAAAAAAGAGCCGAGGAAATCGTTGGCAGATTAAAATCTATTATAGATAGTGCCGAAAAACCAGCAGACAATCCAAATTTTGGTGCTGGTTATGAGTTTCTTCCGTCTTTGGCTAAAATTTTTATAGCAATGGGTGGAAATCTTGAGGGTATACAAACAGATTATCATGATTATTCTCGTATTTCTACACCAGAAGGAATCAAGGCTCGTAGAAACAAAATCATAAACACTCTTTCTCCTTCTGATTTTAGTTCAACGGTTCATACAATAAAATCGGAAGAAACCAATCTTAAAAAGTCTGAAGTAGGAGAAGAAGAAATCAAGAAAACTTCCGAGGGAGATTTTTCAAACGATCCTAATAATGTATATGAGGATGAAAATGTTATAGTTCTAAAAGGAACAGTTGAAGATTTACACGAATCTGTTAAAAATTGTAGAAAATATGGTCAAGGTTTAAAATATGATCTATGTATTTCGGGTGAAAATGCTTACTATCATTATATGAATTATAGATTTAATTTTGGTTTAACCACTTATTTCGTATATTTCAAAAATCCAAATAAAAATGCGAAACAAGGATTTATAATAATTGATTATGTCAACCGTGAAATCGCTGATGAAAACGGAAACATACCCGGTATTGCTTATCAATACAATGATATCGGTACTAGTACTACTAGTCAAACTGATATACCAGTAAAATCAGAAGAACCTATTATAAAAAGATTTCCAGAATTACAAAAACCATTTTCTGAAGAAGTATTCAAAGATATTCCATTGATAGGTGATGAATTGGAAATTAAAGAAAAGGTTTATAAGTCCGACAGCATATTTGATAAAAACATAATAAGCAATCCAAGATTAATTCAGGCATTCATTATTATAAATAACGGCAAGATTAAAAAATATGGAGATGGTGTTAAAGCCGAAGATCTTATAAAGATTAAAGAAGCAATGCCGGATCAAAGCGATTCAATTATAGCAAATATATTAGAACTGGGTGTGCAGCTTGACGAAGAATCCTACAACGAATTAAAACCCCAACAACAAAAGAGATGGGAAGTTATAAGACTTAGAAAGATTGAACAGGCTTTTGGATTGAATGCACAAGAAAATCCAGAAGAACCACAAGAAGATTAAAGCATCTTCCATAGTCCATCTAGGTCTGTGTAATAAACTTTTTTAATATCAAATACCTGTAATAAGTTTAAACAGCTTTCGCAAGGTTTTGAATAGTTTATTTTAAGATTCCGGTCTATCCTAATACATAACATCTCGCATTTTTTAAGTGGTATATTGGTTGTATGGATTACTTTTTTAATAACATCAAATTCAGCGCAGATATGTTTCTCGCTTGAATAGTCTTCTCCGGTCTTTCTACTGGTTTTAGGATTTCTTAGATTGGTAGGATGGGTTTTTCTTTTGTTTTCACCCACAGATATAAATTTTCCTTTATAACTCAAAAAACAAAAGTGGTTTGATCTTTTACCTGAATTTATATCAAACAAAGAATAAGCAAATTCTTCGGCTTTTTTGAATTTCTTTGCTATCATAATATAATTAAAATACTATACATCAAATAGATTTTGTCAACAAAAAAGAAACATAGTGTGGTATTGTTGCACCATGTTGTAATATTTCATGATGTTATATAAAAAATAGATAAATATTTTTAATGTATATTTCGTGTTATGGTGATCCTAGTGTTGATAATGTAGATGATCCGGTAGTTTATATCACCTTAACACCCACACCTAAACCGACTCAAACATTCCAACCCACCAGAACCTATACACCAACACCAACTAATACTCCTACAAGAACACCTACACCTACTATAGCTTGTAATGGGGTGACATCACAAAGCGTTAGTGTCAATGACTATCATATGTGGGGTGAGTGTCCGGGGGCTGGTTCTCCTTGTCCTTCCGGTACAGGTGTAGCCACTTGCTCTAATTTTAGTGGTTCTGGTACTGTAACATCTCAAAACTTTTTAAAGAGTTGTATGACTACAACCCCATATGCTTATGCAAGTGTTTCCTTTGATAATACAGGAACCATAGGTACATTATCAGATAATGGTTCGGGTCGTCCTGAATGTAGTTTAGGATCGGCTAGTGGAAACGTTCCGGTTACTATTACGGATCTAGGTAATTATATACGTTTAAGTGTGAATTATACATACCAAAATGCTCAACACGGTGGTCCTTATGGTATAGCCGGAAATGTTACATTTTATATAGCTTAAATAGATAATTATTTAGTATGACATATAATTTTCCAGATCATTACAGTGGAGATACTTTTAAGGGTATTAGTTCTATAACCTTGTTAGAAAATGGAACGCCCTTAAACTTAACAAATTGTGGTGTTTATGCTCAATTTAGATCTATAACAAATTTGGCTAATCCGGTTGTTTTTGAATTTTCATCTGATCTTCAAAATGTAATTATAATTTCTCCTAGTTTGGGTATGATAACAATACCTGAACAAATAATGGATATTCCGGCTGGTGATTATGATTATGATCTTCAGGTTATTTTTCCTAATGGTTATATAAAAACATATTTAAAAGGAAGAATTAAAATTTTACCCCAATTAACCAGAATTAAAAATATAGGTAGGCCGTATAATTCTTTGACTCCTACTTCTACACCTTATCCTATATCAACGCCTACTCCTACTCCTACACCAAATCCTAGCGCAACCAGTACGATCACACCAACTCCTACACCAACCTCTGCATATAACGGATATTCTTGCTAAAAAGAATCATCCCAACAAAAAATAACATTATCAAAATTTTCCAGACTTTTTACAAGATTATGTCTTATTAATTTTTGCCATATACGATATTTATTAGCTAGTCCTCCACCTAACTGAGATATGTAAAACTTTTTATCTGGTCTTTTTTGTATAATAATTTTAAGTTTTTCAAGTTCTTCAAAAAAAACCGGAGAATATTCTTCTGGCTTATAAAATGAATTATCTTTATTATCAGGATATTTTTTTGTTATAAATCCTATTGCGTGTGGATGATACCTTAAAATTGCAGCACCACCCATACCTTCTCTTATTAGATTATCACCAAAAATAAAATAAGAATCTGGATTATCGTCTAAAAATTCTTGGGTTATTATAATGTTTTTATATATAGCCATTATAAAAACTTATTCTTCAGATTCGGTAAATTTAGATCTATTATTTTTTTCCTGTCTTTTTTGTTTTCTTTGTTTCTTTTGATCTTCCGAAAGAATACCTAAAACATCTTCTCTCCATGTTCGGTTTGCTTCTTTATTTGAAATAGGAGGTTGTCCCTTTTCTGATTTTTTCTTTAATGCTTGTCTAATTTCCGCCATCATTGGAGATGATTTTAGTGATGTCCATGTTGCTGTTATCATATTATTATATTAATCTAAAAAATGTATTTGTCAATGTTTTTTACCAACCGCCTGTATAAATTCCATCGTTATTAAGTTGTTTCCATTCTTTAACTGGCTGTAATAAATCTATTCTCAATCGATCTGAAGCAAAACGAAGGATTCTTAGGTTAGGCCATGCCATCGGACGAATCTTAATAATTTCATCCAATGCTTCTTGTGGGGGTTTACCTTGCATTACCCAAGCTATAATGCCTATTGCTGTGGATCTAGAAACGCCAGCAAAACAATTAACACCAAGATTATGCTCTTTATTAGATTCCACAATTGGTTGTAAAAAAGAAATAATATTATTGACATGCTGTTCTTTTGGCCCTAGTTCTTCTATGTGTCTTTGTATGTATACGTCATTATCTTCATCAGACCAATCATAAAAATATTGTGCAAAATGTGGAATTTGTTTTTGAAAAAAATTTTTTTTCATCATTCGAATTTTTTTTTGATCTGCTTCATCCACAGCAGAAATCCAAACGGTTTGAATACAATCTTTAAAAGAAGTAGAAACCGCAGTAGAAAGGTCGGTAATTATAACACTTTTAATCATTAAAATCTATTCAAAAACTGATTTAAATCCCAACTATAAACACCATGCTCACCATTTTCTAAAACGGGACAAGTTTTACCTCTCATAAAATTATCCCAATCATTATGGAGGCTGCTTGGTAAATTAAAAAGAATTTCACTTTCTTTGATATGACCAGCATTCAAAGAAATTTTTTCCAAATTTTGAATCCAATTATTCATTTGATTAAAAATAAAGCTCTTTGAGTTTCTTGGATTACTTCTTTATAACTTGAAATAATATTATTTAAATGATCCTTATCAACGACTATAGGTTTACCGTGATTAGTAACAATTATTTTTTTACAGTTTTCAATAAAATTGTCGTTAACTATATAACCATATCCATCCATTTCCCATTCATGATGTAAAATTTTAAACTTAGAAATAATTTTACCGAAATCTTTTTCTATTTTTTTTTCCTGTGGACAAATATATTCCGATACGATATTTTCATGACCCGGATACGGTGGAATTTCATCGTTTTGATTAAAACTCGCCCAATCTTTCATAGTAGTCCAATCAAAATTATCATAAGAACCAATTATATCAGGATAAGGTGGCATGTATTCAGCTAGATCGGGAGGAAGATCAATAGAATCTACATAATTAAGATTTTGAATATTATCATCTGCAATAGAACTTAAATTTACGGTGATAGTATCTAAAGGATTATTCTGCAATTCAGAAGAATCCCAAAAATGACCATTGGAAGTTTCTAACCCAAATTTTTTTATAAACTCCTGATCTATAAACTCCTGATCTGAATGACTAAACAGATAATCGAGTTTTTTAGTTTCTTTTAATTTATTTTTAGCCTTAAGAAGTTTAAATTCTAATTCTAATTCTTCTACTCTTTGTTCAAGATATTTCATATGAGTCTCCTATATTATAACGTATCCAAGTATTTTTATCAACTAAAATTTCGGTTAAACCTTCAGATTCATCTTCAACGTAAAATGAATATCTTTTAAAAAACCAAAATCCCCAAACATCTTTGTAATATATTGTCATTTGTATTGTTCTAAACCTTTCTCTAAAAGATCTGAAATAACCTGATTAACCGAAATATCTTTATCACAAGATTCTTGAATAAGAAATTCTATTAGTTCTCTGTCAAGCTCAGATAAATTAATGTCAACCGTAGAAAACTTTTCAAGTAAAATTCCTCCATCAGTTTCTTTAATAGAGAACTTATCTCCTTGTTTAATGTTAAGTTGAGCTAGTTCATCTTCTGTGAATTTAACACAGACATCTCCTGTTGGTTCTACTGTTTTTTTGATCATATTAATTTTTCTAGTAAATCTTTTTCGTTACAAATAAGGTTGCAATCAGTCCAATCTCTACTTTGAACACTATCTTCGTATTTGTCATCTAAGACAGTATACATTGTCTTT